ATTCATATCGTATATACGTCGAATGCTACAAGGCCACACCGGAGTAGTTCCCTTACGTGCATGATTCCTAATCGGGTCAAATTCTTTAGAATCAACTAATTCGTCTAGACTCCCCGGTAAAGACTTTAAAGTATTTGCTAGAGATTCAAGTGCCATTTTGGCTAACAATCGGGAAACTATACTACTATTTTGAATTATTGTTTCATTGGTAAATGCCGGAAATACAAAAAAACCTTCCTTTCTCTTTATCAGTTCATTTATTGCTTCATCTGTGGTATCTATGTATCTTATAATATCATCATTTTTTACTTTCCCTCCCAATTTGGCAGGAAACTTTCCATTATACAAGGCTTCCATTTGCGGAATTTTATTCTTTTTATTGGGAATCAGTTCCTGAAACCTCAGTTGTCTTATTTCTGGCAATTCCATAAATGGTTTTTCTACTTTTATCGCAAAATAATTATTACATTTATCACATACATATCCTCGTGGTAAAATCAGTGTTTTGTTTCCTAACGATTCGGGTATAATATGTTCCACGCTCTTTGTATTTGATGAATCTTGTTTACAAAATAAACATCTCAATATATTTCTCCTCTTCAAATAATAGATTCTAAAATATCTTCGTAATATCCTGATACTGATTCACCACCCGGTAAATCTCCACATACTCTTTTCCAATCTTATACAGCACAACATACTTTCCACATATCACATATTTATAATCTGTCCGGAAGCTGACTCTCTTAGCAAGATCAGCTCCCATGTACGGAAATTGCTGTATGTTCTCAATTCGCACATATATCTCCTGAATGGTCTTAACTGCCATTTCTTCATTATCTTCAGCAATATACTCTCTAATATTCTTCAAGTCCTCTGCAACAATAGGGTTAATCCGTAATTTCACCATAAATTATACCCCGACAGATTTCTTCAGTTCATCCAAACTCATCCAGGCACTTTCATCCTTAACTGCTTCTTCTGCTTCCTGCAATTTTATGAGTAGCTTCTTTTCGGCTTTTTCTCGTTCATAGTCCTCAATATCCATAACCACAAACTTTCCTCTTCCATTTTTGGTCAAAAACACAGGTTCTCCAACCTGGCAATTTTTCAGTACTTCATTATAATTTCTTAAATCTGATACAGGTAATATATTCGGCATAACATCAGCTCCTTTTTCTGAGATATTTTTATTTTATATCTGTATTATAATCCATTGTTGCTGTAAAATTCAACGTATAATTTGCACTACAAAACCACTAAAAATTTCTCATGCTGTAAAGTAAAATCTTCAACGTTCTTATATTCGTATATAAACATTTTTTCATATATCTCTTTATCTTGATTGTGCTGATTTCCTGCACTTTCCAATTAACAAACAACCTATTTTGTACCAATATTTATCATATGCATTAATCAAATCCTGACTTATATTTTCCAGACACATCATAGTCTCCCATATACAGGCATCCGGCATTTTTTCGATTACGATTACAGCAACACCTATAATAATTAGTATCAACTATACTTTGTCTCAAAGACTGTACTTTCGTACCAGAATATAACGTCATTGAATTTGTGTTAAAATTACCCTTTATTGCTTTATAGGAATTGCTAATATTTGCACGGTCTATCTCTGTTCCCGTTTCCCAAATTTTCTGTATATCTTCGTTGTTTATATCATTCTCGAACATCCTATTTAATTCATCTTGTAGCTGCCTAATCCTATCTGTTTGTCTAAAATTATAAGGAATGTATACCCATTCCTCACATATGCAGTCATTTTCAATAGTACTTTCAAAAATAGTAGCAGAAACATTTTCTCCCGAGGCGATTGATACTGCATCAATTCTATCATTACTTTGCCCGTTTTCACTAATTTGATATAAAGTCGGACTATATCCTATATTTAAGTAATTGAATGCTTCATAAGGATTTTCCACAAAGTAAGATGCAAATAATTCTTTTTCATTATATTTGATTAAATTATATACTTGGCATCTGACTCTGTTAATAATGGAAAAAATATCTTGTTAACATTACAATACTTTAGTAAAAAGGGAATTCCATTAATATGATCTTCATCTAAATGTGAAATAAATACTGCATGAATAATCTCATCTTTTTCAAAATTGTTTTTTATTTGTTCCTCAACTAATTTCACATTTGTTGAAGAACCACAGTCGTAAACAATATTTATCCGTTCTGTTTCAAAATTCCACATAAATTGTTCACAATAAAATGCCCCCTGACCAACAGGTAAAAAACTTCTAATCATCATAACCCTTTCACCTCATACTTAATCTCCCCCACCAGCTCATCTACCGTGGTACATGGACACATCTCTGATGGCTTTGTTTTACCTTCCCTGATACATTGCTCCAGCTTCTTTTCTGCTATCCGGATCGCATTTTCCTCATTACCAAATTTACAGAGTTTTCCATACATCTGACCATCAGCCTTAGAGTACTTCTGCCCTGTTTTATTTTCATACATCCGTCCAAATTCTGAGCAACATGTCCAGGAATTCTGAATTACCGGCATGGAACCAAAATATGCATACATCTATATTTCAAAACACGGATTTGACCATCCCACCTGTATTCCTTCCCTCTCCGCTTTCGCAATAATCTCATCAAATCCCTGCACTTGGTCTCTGTCAAACACAATCCACGGTATTCGGTACTCTAAATCGTTTGCTTTGCTCACGAGTCTTTCTATTACCAGTTCTGTTCTTTTTCGCCATACTCAATCCTCCCTAAAAACATCAATGCTCTTTAAGTTTGGAATTGCTCCATACTTTCCAAGCAAATAATTCTTCTCATAACTCTCATCTTTACGAATATGATAGCCATCCTCATCTACGAAATCAGCTAAAGAATACAATGCGGAAACCCCTCTTTTGTCCTTTTCTACAAACCAAATTTCATCACGACGCAACAACTGGTTAGATAGCTGCCATGTATCATGGGTTGTAAATACAAGTTGTGCATGATTGGTATTGATTTCCGGGTTTAAAAATGTAAGCAAAAAATTTCTTACAAGCAACGGATGAAGACGAGCATTTAATTCATCAATAAAGAACACGCTTCCCTTCTCCAATACTTCCTGCAACTCCGGATATAATGCAAACATTTTCAATGTTCCGGCAGATTCCATGCCCAAAGGAATTTCTGCCATTCTATCCGAATCAATCATTTTGTGAAGCGCATTAATCTTGTAAGTATCCTCTTTTACCTCTCCATCACTGGGAATCTTTTCTATCTTAAAATCCTTAATATGCTCATCAAAAGATGCAAAGTACTCTACTACCTTCTGCTGGACATCTTTGCTTTCAACAAAGTCCTTTGGTAATCTGTGGGACATAAAAAAGTTTGTAAACGGATTACCAAAATCAGCAAATTCATTTGCCACAAACCAGTCTCTGATTGCTTTACACTTACTGATTTTCAGTTTCGCTCCTAAAGAAATAATAAGCACCTGTTTTTCAAGTGCGACTCGAATATTATCCCTGCTGTTCTTAGGAAAACCAGACAAGTCTAATTCTTCATCAGAAGTTCCACGATAGAACACAGTGCTATATTTTCTAGCAGTCTTCGCTTTAGAATTGAGCCATTCCTCTGTCACACCTTCTTTATTAATGCAAAAACCATAATTATATGTTCTCTCCGACTTATCCCCCGGAAAAATGAAATATACTTCAAAACCGGATTCTGCATTCGCTGATATGGAATCAAATAAAAACGGAGTAGGTCTGAATTCTTCAAACTTTTCCTCTTCATCCCATAATCCGACATATATTCAAAGGCATTATATATATTAGACTTTCCGCTGGCATTGGCTCCATAAATGGCAGCAACCGGCAAAATCTTCTCACTACCAATAGCAACTACTCTATCTGAAAACTCTGTCATCTTCGCTGCTGACAAATCCAAAGTAGCTTCTTCTCTAAATGATTTAAAATTTTTAAAATTAAATTGGATTAACATGATTGCCACCTTACCTTCTTTTCTATATTCTAGTATATACACTTTTTATCTAAAATCAATGTATAAATTCGATTTTTTCTCATTTCCATGTGCTTTTTGCATGAAAATTGTAAATCAACATTATCAGTAACCCTATTTTTGCATTAAAAAGCAGTCATAAAATACCCCTAAAACAAACACAAAAGTCTCATAGACCAAGGTCTATGAGACTTTTCCATATCATATATTCTTTATTCTGCTGATTCGTTATGAATTCTGATTAGCAAACACCCTGAGCTAACATAGCAGTAGCACAAGGTCTCAGTGTTTATGCGGTTTTTGCTTTCATTTGTATATTACTGGCATATTACCAACGAAGTCCTTTTCGATTTTATACCATCTTACATCGCTTTAGGCTTTCTGTAAATATGCAGATGAACAGAATCCGGTTTTGTCTCCATATACCACATAATACCAACGTGTTCCGTTGTAGGTTGTGTAGTAACCATAACACTGTACCGATGATCCGGCTGGCATTAAAGTGATTGCAGTTTTACCGGTGCCGGCTCCAACTCTCAGGTACAGATTGCTAGTCGTTTTGTATTTTCCGGCGATTGCTGCATCTTTACTTCTTGCACTCTCAACCCTTGCTGTACTGCCAGACACTGCCGGTTTGGATGTTGATGTGCTTCCGCTTGGGGCGGATCCGCCTACGGAAACAACGATAACAGTATGCCCTTTGCTCTTTGTAACCAGAATGTCTCCTGATTTAAGGACGGTTGCAGATGTAACGGAAACTTTTTTAGCAAACAGACCTGATTTTTCTAATACTGACGGCTCCGTTGCGGTGCTAAAAGCTCCCACGTCAATGCCGGTTGCCTCATAGATACAACCTCTTACGAGGTCGCTGCAATCTGTTTCTGTCTTTTCTCCGATTGCTTTCATGTTGCCGTACTTTTTAAGCATTGCCATAATGGATCTGTGTGCCTGACAGTAGCCGATATTGTTGTTCATGCAGGCATCCCACATTGCTTTAGCAACTTTCTTTGCGTGTTCGTCACTCAGGAAGCGGAACATATACCATCCTTTGGTATGAACATAATAATTCTGTGTGCTTACCTCTACGCCATCCTGATCTCCCGGCTTTCCTCCGGCATACTTTCCGTTCTCATCTCTTCTTGCACTTCCGATAATTACTTTCATTGTCTTTTCCTCCTTTTTCACTGCAAACTGGTTATAATATTCCTTGGCATAAGATCCCCTGGTTGCCTTTACCTTTTGTCCCTGATCTTTCGGCTTTTCATATCCGGTCAGGATAATGTTGGATGCTTCCTGTGTGGATTTTGCGGCTTTGAGTTTTGTAAGAACCCCTTTGTACGATCCGGTCAATTCCTCCCACAGAAATTCCAACTGCATCTCTTCGTCTCCGATGGACTTATTTTTCTTCTTGGCAAAATTGAGAAGATTCTGTTTTCTGCTCCAATAGGTCCACTGTGCGTACCCATAGCCGTAGGAATCCCGGACAAAGTTCCCATAGCTGCCGTTGTCTACCGCAGCGGTATATGTTTCATCTGTATACCCGCTCTTTTTCTCACAACTGTTCTGCAGATTGCGAGGATTGAATCCGCTCTCGGCTCTTATGCTTGCCATGACACCGCTTACGGCGTAATGGCTTAATCCTTTAGCACAAAAGAAGTTCCATGCCCTCTCCTGTGCTGTCGTACCTTTCAATGCCATGATCCGTGCCTCCTTAAAAAGAAAGAGCCGGGTGTGTTAATTCACATCCGGCTCATGGCTCTGAATAATATTCTCTTACTGGTTTCCAATCTGTTTGATCTGCTTGATTGCCTGAATAACTTTGTCATATCCGTTCGTGGCAACTAAAAAACTAAGATACGCAAGGGCAATGAGTTCAATGCCAATCTTTGCGTTAAGCATCGTTTCTGTGTAAATCAGATACCCGGCGGACAGTGCCACGGAGATAACGACTGCGGTAACTGCTGCCATCACATTCGATGAATAGTCAACAGATTTCTTATCCAGAAGTTTCTTGATTCCCTCAACGGTAAGGTTTGTGAGTAATGATACCGCGAACAGTGCTACAATTAAAAATTCCATTGTCATAATATGACCTCCTATCCTACTGCCTCATCATCAGAGGCTTTGTGTGTGGTTCCGTCTTTGCTTATGACGGTGCTGTTGATTGGTACTGAAAAACTGAGTTTGTTCTTTTCAAAGATGTTCATAATCGTATTTGTTCCAAGGTAAACCACCAATGGAGCTACGATTTCTTTGACGATTGTGCTTGATACATCCACCACCGGGTCCATGCCTATCCATGAGAGAACATAGGAACACGATGTAAGGATCATCCCATGAACCAATACCGCAGTAGTGGCTACCTTTGCATAGGTGTTCAGGCTTACTTTCTTTTTCTTCTCTTTTCTCCGCCTACGCTCTCTTTTCTGCAGGATGTAAAATGTCACGCAAGCTGCAATGTAACCGAGAGCGAAACCTATAAAAATTTTAAGTATCATCTTCTACACCCTCTTTCTTCTTTTGCGGTTCTGTCGGTAGCCATTTCAGATCTTCGATTAAGTCTGTCGCAACATCATTTCCGCCAAGTATGTGATAAGGTTCATACATCCTTGTGGCGTTCTCTCGTGCGTATATGGGGCAGTAACCCCTCTCAGACCACTTATTGTATGTCTGAACGATACCATTTCTTAAAAGAGCTTCTACGCCCTTGTCAATGGCTTTGTTTTTTAAGTGCTGATTGTACATCAGCTTCGCCATCACGCCCATTCCACTGATTATCAATCCAAAAAGAAACTCGATCCAATATTTCACGATAAAATCTATCATTCTTCACGCTCCCGTCTGTATGATCTCAAATCATACTCAATTAAATCCATCTTCTGATCCACGTCGTTTTTCATATCATCGAGTTCCTTATGCAGTTCATCCGATATTCTGCACTGCTCAATGATTTCTTCCTGCTTTTTAATTATTTCAAGCAGTTGTGTGGTTGCCTCACACAGCCTATCTACAATGACATAACTTCCATCACGCATGACTTTCCTTTAACTCCTTTGCTTCACAGGTGATCTTCTGCACCAGATTATAGGTGTCGGCGTGTTTTATCGAACCAATTCTACTTGTAAACGATTTGTCGAAAAATTCTTCCGTGATAGTTCCATCTTTGAAATTCTTCATAAGGCGTTTCAGTCTACGCATAGCATCCTTTCTGATTTTCTTCGTAGAGTTCCAATGCCTATATCCAACAAAATCCACTCCGTTCTTTGCATAAACAATGGTTGTTTTTGGATTTAATTGTAATTTAAGAACATCCGCAAGGAATATTTCTATCTGTTTCTCCCACCGTTTCAACTGTTCAAGATCCTCTGATATAATCACAAAATCATCCATATATCTCATGTAGTATTCTGCATGAAGTGTATGTTTTACGAACATATCCAATCGGTGTAAATACACGTTGGCAAATAGTTGGCTCGTAAGATTTCCAACCGGTATGCCGACACCGTCCGGGAATATCCCATTATGGTCTATTATCCGGTCAAGGATTACGAGTAAGTCCTTGTCTTTAATGTAGGTTCTAATTTCTCTTTTCAGAACCTTGTGGTCTATGCTCTGGAAGTAATGGTGTATGTCGGCTTTCAGTACATAGACTGATTTACCTTGCACAACTTCCAGATTATATAACCACCTTGTCAACTGCTTGCTGGCTCTGTGAGCACCTTTCCCTTTTCTGCAAGCATAGGAATGGTAGATGAACTGATGCTCAAATATCGGCTCTATGTAATTGACAATCATATGTTGGATAACCCTATCGTAAAATGGCAAAGCCATGATTATACGCTCTTTGGGCTCCCAAACTTTGAATACCTTGTACTTTCCAGGAGTATATGTCAAACTTTCCAATTCCCGAATGGCTTTGCCGAGATATTCCTCTCTGTTTGCTTCAAACTCCAAAACCTCCGGTCTGTACCTTTTGCACCGCCTCGCTTTTTGGTATGCGTTTAATGCGTTCTTCATGGTACAGATGTTTTTCATAAGACCTGTTATTCTCTTCATAAATAATGCTTACGCCACACTTCCTTCGCTTTCGCTACTATTTGGCTTCGCTGTTTTAAGTTCGCCCGGTTTGCACGGGTCGGGATAGCCGTCTGACTATTCAATAAATGATTATCAAATAATCCTTGTTGGTAAGCCATAGCTCCACCAATCTGACAGTTTTCAAAATAGTCACAGACGCACCACACGCCAATGTTCGTGTTCACGTTCCACGGATAATTGTTGCAATTCACAGTCCGCGAACCATCGTGAACCCCGTTGTTCCAGTTGCCACCGCCAATGAGCGCGTGCAAGCCACGGAGCGACAGTGCGAATTAACAGCTACCCCAAGATAGTTGCTTATTTTGATTTCTTTTCCTTTTGTGCTTTGTTTATTAACCCTCCGATATACGCACCAAGAATACCGATCTGTGTTGCACAATATTTGTATACTCTGTCGTTCATTGCAGAATATTTGAGATCATGTGCCAATCGGATTTTCCGTACCAATCTTCCTTTCAACCTGTCGGCTGTGTAAAGATGGCTGATTGTCTTTGACCTCTCGTATGCTTCTATCTCATCCATGATTCCGTCTATACATTCTCGTATATCCTTTTGGAGAGTGAATTTCTCATAATGTGGCATTTCTCTCACTTTCTTGTGGAGATATACCGATAGGTCGTAGGCCATCTGGTGTGCTTCTGTATGGATGTAGTCCATTTTCAGAGTGGAGGGATTTTCATATTTGCTTTCGTATGCCATTACACCCAACCTTTCAACTGCAAGGGACTCGGCTTTCGCCGGTCCCCATCAGCTTACAGCGAGTCACAGACGCACCACACGGCAATGCTCGTGCCCACGTACCACGGATAACTGC